CCCGCGGGAAGCCGCCTGGCGGGCGAGCTGCTGACGGCGCCGCGGCGCGAGGCTCCCGCGCCGCGGCGGCTGAGCGATGATCCCGCTCTGGCGGCCCTGCGCGAATACTACCGGCCCGAGCGGGTCCTGGTCGATGCCCACCACGTGGCGGCGATGCAGTTCGCCGAAGAGTATCGCGAACGGGGTCTGCGATGCGAGCACAGCCTGCTGTGCGCGATGGAGGGCCCCTGCGGCTACGCGATGCCCGTGCTGGCCCGACTGATCGAGGTGCGGCGGCTGGTCGTGCCCGCGGGAAGCCGCCTGGCGGGCGAGCTGCTGACGGCGCCGCGGCGCGAGGCTCCCGCGCCGCGGCGGCTGAGCGATGATCCCGCTCTGGCGGCCCTGGCCTTCGCCGTACTGGGCCTGGAGGCCAGTCGGTCCGCGGGGCCGACGCCGGGGCGGATCGAGACGGGGAGGGGGCGGCTGTGACGCAGACCGAGAGGCTGTCGCGGGCGAGATTGCAGGATGTGTCGCTGTGGCGAGGGCTACAGACGGAGCTCGGTCTCTCGGACCGGCAGATCCAGGTGGCCATCCTGCTCGTGATGGGCTTGACGATCCGGCAGATCGCCGAGCGGCTGGGGGTGAGCCGGCACACGGCGAACACGCATTACGAGCGGCTGCGGGCCCGGCTGGGCGATCTGGGGCCGGACGCCGGCAAGTCCGTCGTGATCGTGACGCTGCTGCACCGCTCCGGACTGCTGCTCTAAGCTGGCCGGGACCTCGGACCGGATACACGCCGCGATAGCCGCTGTCCCCTCTTTGGCCTACAGGCCCACAAAAAAATCCGGAGGAGAAAAACCGCGTTTCCGGGGTGCGTGGGCGGGTTTTTCGCCGTCAGACGGGGACATCGATCGACTCGAAACGACCACCAGCCGCCCCGCGCTGGTACAGTGGCGGCATGTGGGATGCAGCAGCAAGGACATTACGGGCGAGGGCCGAGATGCAGCGACTGCTCGGCCGGCGAAAAGAGCCGCTCGATGCCACGGTGCAACTGGCCGGGCCGACGGACGCCGAGGTCCTGGCCAGCGATCTGCGGCTGCGGCGCACGCTGGCCGGCGGCTCCAAGACGAGCGTCACCGGCGGACTGGCCGGGAGTCCGGCGAGGATCACGATGCCGACTCTGGTGGGGACGTGACGATGGACGCCTCCGAGATCATCAGCCGCTGGAATACGCTCGACGCCGACCGGTCCGCCGTGAAGACCTACGTGCAGGACTGCATGCAGTACTGTCTGCCGCGTCGGGCGACGGTCACCGTCAAACGGTCCGAGGGGACCGACTATCAGCGGGAACTCCACGACTCGACGGCCCAGACGGCGAATGAGCGATTCGCCTGCGGGCTCTATAATTTCATGTGGTCTCCGGCCCGCCAGAACTTCATGCTGGTGCCGCCCATCGAGGGCGGCCCGGCCTCCAGCGACATCTCCCGCCCGCTCCAGCAGATCGCCAAGCGGATGACGGGCCATCTGCGGCAGAGCAATTTCGAGGAGGCGTTTTACGAGATCTCGCTCGACTGGGGCGCCGCCGGCCTGGCGACGCTGGAGCCGACTCGCGGCATCGAATCGCTGTACGAGTTCCAGGCTCACCCGTTCGAGCAGATTGTCTTTACCGAGAATCGCAGGGGCCGCGTCGATGGCGTACTGCGGCGATTCGGCTGGACGGCCCGCCAGATCGTGGCGGAATTCGGCCGCGGCGAGGCCGCCGTCGGCAAGGCCGTCTGGGACGCCTACAGCGATAAGTCGGGCAGAGGCCGCGACCGCGTGTTCGATCTGGTGCACGCGGCGATGCCCCGCACGGATTTCACGGTGGGACGGCTGGACGCGAAAAACATGCCGATCGCCAGCGTGTGGGTGTCCGTCGCAGACAAAAAAATCCTCCGCGAGGGCGGCTGGCCCCAGCAGCGGTACCTGGTGTCGCGGTTCAGCCGGGCCTCGGGTGAAAAATTCGGACGCGGCCCCGCGGCCTCGTGCCTGCCGGAAATCAAACTCGTCAATCGGATCGAGCGGACGCTCATCGGTGCGGCCGAGCAGGTGACGGACCCGGCCATCCTGGACCCGGACAATATGCTCATCCCGGACGCGGACGGCAAGATCCGATTCTACCCAGGCTCCATCCTGCGGTGCCGCACGAATCCGCTGGCGCCGAACAAAGAGCCGCACGCCTTCGACACGGGCGCCAGGCCGGACTTCGGGGACCAGTACGCCGAATCGAAACGGGACATCATCAAGCGGGCGTTCTACAACGATTTGTTCCTCGTCCTGGGCGACGGCAAGCGGCGGACGGCGACCGAAGTCCGCACGCTGCTCGCCGAGAAGCTGGCCCTGCTGGGTCCGGCGTTCGGCCGGATCAAGGTCGAGATGTTCGATCCGATGATCCGCGTGCTGCTCAGTATCCTGGCCGAGCAGCCGCAACTGCTGGCCGGCATCCCGCTGGGCTATTTGCAGATGAGCCGCATCCGGTATATCTCGACGCTGGCGATCGCCATGGAGTACGCGGAGCTGTCGCTGATCGAGGACTCGCTGCTGTTCCTGTCGCCCCTGGCGGAGGTCGATCCGACGGTGTGGGACCATCTGTCGTTCGACGAGATCGTCCGCGGCTTCCTCCAAAAAATGGCCTGGCCGGCGAGCTGGCTCAAGAGCCGGGACGAGGTGACGGCGCTGCGGAATGCACGGATGCAGTACCAGGCCCAGCAGATGCAGGCCGCGATGGCCCAGCAGCAGATCGAGAATGTCCCGAAGCTGGCCGCACCCGTGGACCCGTCGAGCGTGCTCGGGAGGGCCGCCTGATGGGACGCGACCCGGAACTCGAGCTGGCGCAGGCCTACGAGGCCACGTTCGCCCAGTCGCCGGCGGGGCGGCTGGTCATGGCGGATCTGGAGCGGCAATTCAATCGACAGGCGTTTACTGCGGGCGATCCGCACGCCACGAGCTTCCGGTGCGGAACGATGGAAGTCTTGTACTATATCGCGAGTCAATTGCGGCTCGCCGATCAATATGAACCCCCAGTGACGGAGATTACGAATGGCTAAGGCCAAAGAGGCGGAACAGACCGAAAAAGCGGAACAGACGGAACAGGCCGAGCGGGACAAGGCAGCGATCGACGAGTGCAAGAGCGCCCTGGGGCCGCTGGCGAATCTCGCCGTGCCGGACCCGACGACGGATCCGGCGACGAAGAGCGTGCCGGCGACCTACAGAATCAATCGCTGCGGCGAGCAGTGCGAGATCACGCCGGCCGACATCGAGGAGGCCCGGGCGTGCATCGCCGATCCGGCCGCGACGCTCGAACGGGCTCGCCAGGCGCTGAAGCCGCTGGCGAGGCTGCCTCGCGACTTCCGCGTTACCGATCCGCTCCAGGTGCTCTACAGCTTCCGGGGGCGGGACGGGAAGTACATCGGGATCTCGCACTCGCAGATCGACAGGGCCCGTCGGCTCGCGTGACGACGGCGTGCACCACAGAGACACAGAGGACACAGAGAGATAGGACGGAATGGGCATGCACCGAAGACGGAAGGCATTCGCGGGACGAAGGCTGAATTGGCGATTCTTCGCCGAGGAATCTGGCGTTCCGGCTGGCGGCGGCCCCGCGGCCGGCGGCACACCGGACAGTCCACCGGCCGTGGCGACGGTCGTCAACGCCGATGGCTCGTTCGCCGACGGCTGGATCGAGCGGGCGGGGATCGACGCGGACCTCAAGACGAACAAGACGGTGGTCGGCTGCAAGAGCCTCGGGCAGATGGCCCGCATGCTGGTCAACGCCGAGTCGCTCGTGGGACGCAAGGGCTCGATCATCCCGACCGATCCTGCCGACACGAAGACGGCGGACGCGTATTTCCGCGCGGTGGGCTGGCCCGAGTCGCCCGAGGGGTATCCGGCCATCGAGCCGCCGGCGGATCTGCCCGAGGGGCTCGAAATGAAGCCCGAGATGTTCAAGGTGTTTCGGGAGTGGTCGCACAAGGCCCGGCTGACCGCCTCGCAGATGAAGAGTCTCGCGGGGGACATCCTGGCCTGGAACGTGGCGCAGCACAACGCAGCCGAAGGCGAGCGGGCCCAGGCGGCCGAACAGGCGAAGGCTGATATGCGGACGGCGTGGCAGGGCAAATACGAACAGAACGTGCAGCTTGCGAACACGGCCCTGGCCGCCTTCGTCGACGAAAAGGACCTGGCCGAGATCCGCCAGCGTGGGATGCTCGAAGATCCCGTCTTCCTGCGGCTGATGCACAAGGTGGGCGAGGCGGTCTCGCCGGACCGGCTGCATGCGAGGACGGACGGCTCGGCCGACGGCGCGGCGATCCAGCGGCAGATCGACGATCTGATGACCAGCGAGGCGTACCTCAACGGCGGCCAGAATGGCCGGCCGAAGGATCCGCGACACGACGCCGTGACGCAGCAGGTCATGCAATTGAGAAACCAACTGCACAACATCAGGTAGCCCCTACCGGGTCTGATGGCGTGCACAGCACGAACGGCGGGCAGCCGCAGTCCTCCTGCGGTCCGCGACCCTGGCGAGGGCAAACGCATACGGTAGGGTCCGTGAGGCCGCTCGAAACCGGGCGGCTGCATCGGGGAGCTCTCCACGCAGGACAGATGCGCGGCATCTGTCACAACGTCACGTTTGATTCTGGAGAGTTCTCCGATGAGTTTTGAAGTTACCAACGCGATGGTCGAGCAGTACCGATCCAACGTGCAGCTCCTGTCGCAACAGAAGGATTCGCGTCTCGCCGGCACGTGCGAGATCGTCACGCCGGTGGGCAAGGCGTTTTACGCGGAGCGGATCGGCGCCACGACCGGCCAGATCCGCACGACCCGACACGGGGACACGCCGCTGATCTCGACGCCGCACAGCCGGCGCAAGGGCAGCGTGTTCGACTGGGAGTGGGCCGACCTGATCGACAAACAGGATGAGCCGAAGGTGCTCATCGACATTTCCGGCAAGTACGTCCAGAACGCGGTGGCCGCCGCGAACCGGCACAAGGACTATTTCATCCTCCAGGCCCTGGGCGGACCGGCCTACGCCGGCGAGGCCGGGGCGACCGTCGTGAACAACTACGACTCCGGCGAGTGCCGGATCGTCAACGGGGACGGCACGGTCGCGACGGCCGGGTCCGACGCCTCCGACACGACCCAGACGCCGCTGACAGTCGCGAAGCTGATGACCTGCAAGCAGCTCCTCGATGAGGCGGAGATCGACGAGGATCGGCAGCGATATTTCGTCGCCAACTCGTACAATCTGACGCAGCTGCTCAACGCCACCGAGGTCAAGTCGAGCGACTACAACACGGTCAAGGCCCTGGCCGAAGGGAAGATCGATACGTACATGGGCTTCAAGTTCATCCGGATGGAATACCGCACGGATGGCCTGGGGCTCCAGTACCACACGACCGACACGGGCTGCCTGCGGTGCTACGCCTGGGCGCACGGGGCGATCACGCTCGGCATCCAGAAGGACATCAATACGGTGATCGGCCCGCGAGCGGACAAATCCAACGCGACGCAGGTCTACGCCGAGCAGGAGATGGGGGCCACGCGCAACGAGGGTCCCGCCGTCGTCGAGATCCTGCTCAAGGGCGCCGCCTAACCGCGCGGCAGAAACGGAATGAGTCACCCGGTCCGCGACTGCGGACCCAGACAACGAACAGGAGTAGTGCAGTATGAGTGCAACAACGAACAAGGGCGCCAACAAGACCGCCCTGGACGCCATGAATCCCACCGCGATGCTCGAGGGCGCCAAACTCGGCGGCAAGCTCCGCTGGCGATGGGATTCGTTCACGAGCGCTGCCCAGATCGACAGCGGCTCGACCATCGAATTGCCCGGTTTCAAGAAGGGCGAGGCCCCCATCGGAATCGTGGTCGTGACGCCGGGTGTCGGCGCCGCCACGACCTGCCAGGTGGGCGACGGCTCCGATGCGGACCGGTTCGTCGCGACGGGCGGCATCACGACGCTCAACGCCGCCGGGCAGCAATTCAAGCCGTTCCTCGCCGGCGTCATGGGCGTGCCCCTGACCGCTGACACGCGGGTCGTCGTGACGACCGAGGCGGCCAACTTCGCCGCGGACAAGACCATCTACTTCGGTCTGGTCTACGCGTCGAGCAACTAACGCAGTCACGCCCTCCGGGTCGGCTTGTCCTTTCTCGACTCGGGGGGCTTTATTCTCTCACAGACAGAAAGAAGGTGAATCATGGGGAACCTGCGACGGGCGATGGCGCTGGCGGGCGTCCTGGCCTGCATGGTGCTCTCGATGGGGCTGGTGACCGAGCTTCGGTACGACAACTCGGGCGTCGGCTCGGCGGTCAGCGCGACCTACCAGAGCGAATACACGGCGGTGGCGATCCTCTCGGAGTGTCACGGCGACCCGAACACGCACGACCGCAGTTACGCCGAGGTGGACGCCCTGCCCGACGCCAACTGCGCGATCTGGAATGTTCCCCGCGGCGTCAACGCCGCATGCGTGCGATTCCACATCGACAATGACGGCAATACGGCCACCGTGCGGGCCATGACGGCCCGCAGCCGATACAACCCGGGCGACCAGAGGGACCACTTCACGCTCGGCTGGCAGTGGGCGATCACCGGCGGGGCCCAGGCGGACGGGGAGGGGGCCGATCCGAATGTGTTCGCCGACACGATCACCGCGACGGCCTACGACCTGGCCGGCGGCACGGTCGCGACAAACGATCCCAACTGGATCGCCGAGTACGAAATGGACCTGCGTGGGGTCTCGCACGTGGCGTTTTATCGCGCCGATTCCGATGCGGACCTGACGGTGACTGTCGATGTGGCGGTGTACTGACATGCGACGACTGGCGACCACGATGAGTCTGTGCCTGCTGCTGACAGGCGTGACGCAGGCGGCGGGCGTGTTCAATCGGGCGGATGGAGATTACCTGACTATCGATCCCAACAGCCACGTGTCGCTCAACTGGGCGAGTGGATGGACGATTGCATGTTGGGTCAAGGTCAATTCGCTCGACGGCACGTCCCAGGAGAC